AATGCCAACGGAAATTTTTGGTGTCTTTACCGAAAATAAAACTACTATAAAAAGGAGTAAATAAACATGAACCAAGTAGCAAGTAAAAAAGAAGGAGCATTGGCAGTCAATATATTTGAAGCTGATGCAGACAAAGGTGCTCAAAACATGACGCAAGAGGATCTTGCGTTACCTTTCCTAAAAGTTTTGGGACAACTATCACCTGAAGTTAATAGGCGTGATGGTAAATATGTCGAGGGCGCAGAACCTGGCAAAATAATCAATACAGTTTCTAACGAACTGTATGATCACATTAATGTATTACCAGTCTTTTACAAAAGAAAATACATTGAATGGCAAGACAGAGGTACCAGCACTGGTGCACCTGTTGCTATCCATGAGGCAGACAGTGATATAATTAGTCAGACCACTAGAGGGAAAGACTATAAAGATAGACTACCAAACGGTAACTATCTTGAGAACACTGCGGATCACTTTGTGATTCTATTGGGTAGTAATCCTCAAACAGCTTTGATTTCTATGAAAGCCACTCAATTAAAAGTGAGTAGAAAATGGAACTCAATGATGATGGGTATTAAAATGCAGGGTAAAAATGGATTATTTACCCCGCCAACATATAGCCATATTTACAGTTTAAAAACTGTCCCGATGTCTAACGACAAAGGGTCTTGGTTTGGCTGGGACGTAAGTAAAGTTGGACCTATTGAAGACAGATCAGTCTATGAAATAGCAAAAAACTTTGCTGAACGTGTTGGTAAAGGTGAGATTCAAGCAAAACCTGAAGCTCAAGAAGAAACTAAAAAAGCGTTAAACTTATAAGTTTCCCGGGAGTGGGCGGTTAAGCGAGAGTGGACCCGCCCATTTTAATTTATGTCAGATATATATAAAGCACCGGTAACGTATGAGGATTGGATAAATCTAGGACGGGTAATTATACCCTGTGATACAAAACAGGCTGTAGTAGAAAAATGGTCTGATCCTGATTTTAAAATTACGAAAGAAGAATGGAGAATAGAACACGCAACAAAACAGATAGGACTTAGATTAGATCAATATATAGATTTTGATATTGATAATCCTGTTGTTAAAAGATTTACAAGCGACCATATAAAATCATGTGGTGCAATATTTGGTAGAAGAAACAATCCGTCAAGTCATTATCTTTGGTCTGGAACATCAGACTATAAAAAGTTTGCATTACCAAAAGAATTAGAAAATTATTACAAAGATTATGGACACGGTGCAACACTGTGTGAGATAAGACATGGTGCAAATAAATATACATTAGTGCCAGAAACAAAATATCATAAAACAAATGAAGTGGTTAAATGGGTTAAATATGAAGGTATTGACGAGTATTCAGGTAATCTTAAGGTTGATCTTGGTAAAATAGCCTTGTCAGCAGCATTGTGTATTACGTATGCAGGCTCAGGTCAAAGAGATGATTATTGTACGGCTATAGCTGGTGTATTATTAAAACATGCGGAATGGAATGTAAATGATATAAATAATTTTGTTTACAAAATCGCAGTTGCAGCAAAAGATGAAGAGGCAGAAAAAAGAAAGAATAAAGGAACCACACACGAAAAAGCAAACAGAAAATTTGGTATGCCAAAACTTGCAGAGATTATTGGGTGCTCTACAAAAACAATAGCAACTATTTTTAGTTGGATTGGTGTGCAAGAGGCCACCAGTGAAGAAGCAAAACAGTCTATTGGGCAGATAATAGAATATGGAAGTGATAGATATTTTGTAAAGATAAATGCTGTGGTTCAAGGGGAGGCCGTTGAAAAAACAATCACAGTAGACGGTCCCACACTTAGAAATAAAAAATTATTTTATGATTCTGTTATTAGCAAAGCCTCTGTGTGGATACCAGAAATGAAAGCTGCAGACTTTGAGGAGATAATGCGTAGAAAGTATGAAGCAAGAGAAAAATCCACAGAATATGTAGAAGAGGCAGAAGAGGATTTAAGATTTGTAAAACATTTTAAAAATTATATTTCAGAACAAAAAGCGTATACAAGTAAAAAAGAATTAGCACATTTTGGCATGCCTTATTACAACACACAAAAAAATATTTTAGAATTTAATTTAGATAAGTTTGAAGATTATTTGCACAGACAAAAAATAAATTTATCTAGAGTAGATTTAGTAATTAAGTGTCAAAATATATTAAAAGCAAAAAAAAATCACGGTAAGTATGGAACTAAGTCTTGCGTTTCATGGCGTATTTTAAATCAAGAAATAGATAAAGATGATTTAATTATAGAGGGTGACTATCAGGAGATTACAAATGAAAACGCCTAATTTTATGGTAGGACCTCCAGGGACAGGGAAGACATCAGAATTTATAACTAAAAAATACAAGGAGTTGTTAACAAAATACTTACACACTAAAATAATAATATTATCACACACAAATGTTGCAGCTGATGAGATAAGAGATGAGATACTTAAACTACCTGAAGTGAAAGAAAAAGGTTTAACTAAAAAATCTTTTAAATATAAAATTGGTACAATACATTCGTATTGTAAAAGTAAAGCATTAAGTAGAGATGTGTTTAGTTATGAAGACCACATAAATTTATGCAGGAAAGAATCTGAATTTAAGTTACAAAGAATAAGTGCAAGTGATTTTGAATCAAATCAACATAAATTTTATAAATATCTTTCCGATGCTTTTGGTAGAGGCATGACATTGGAAGAACATTGGAAAACATGTGATAGAAATTCATACAAACCTTACAGTTTAAACGTTATTAAAGAAATGCAAGACAAATACGAAAAATACAAAAAAGATAATCATGTTTGTGATTTTGATGACATGATAAAAGACTTCATAGACAAAGCCAAAGAACCTGACATAGATGCTTTAATAGTAGACGAAGCACAGGACAGTAACATACCACAAACAAAAGCATTAGATAAAATGGCGACTAATACTAAAGAATATTGGTTTGTTGGAGATCCAGATCAAACAATATTTGAATTTGCAGGGGCTAGTGCAGAAACTTTTTATAAATTATCAAAAGGGGCTAAAGAGATAGAACAAGGTCATCGATGTGGTCAAACTATTAATAATTTATGTAAACAAATTATAAAACCAATATGGGATTACTATGACACACACAGAATTTGGAAACCTGCTAACTATAAAAAAGGGCATGAAAAAGAAGGACAACTTATAATAGGTAACCATTATCATTTACCAAATTATACGACTGACTGTTCTCATCTAAGAATATTGTTGGATAAAATAAGAAACACTGAAGAAACATTTTTATTTACGTACCGTAATAACTCATCAGATAAATTTGTTAAAAGTTTTTTTGACCAACATGGTATAGAATTTTCTTACGTAGGGAATCCAGCACACGTATCAAAAAAAGAATTAAGATGTCATAAGCTTTGGCCAGAGTTTGCAAATGGTAAACCTATGTCATTACAACAAATAAAAGAATTTTGGGACTACCTAGGTAGTAAAGTAATAGTGCATGGTAAGGGAGAATATGAATTTAAAGATTGGATTAAAAGAGATTACACAATTTATGAGTTGATAAAATTAAAATTACTCAAAGAAACTTCTGTAAACGAAAAAGATTTTAAGTTGATAAGAGTGCAAAAAGGTAAAAAAGAAGATTATCAAAAAAGACTTATTTATATTGATAAAGTTTTAAGAAAAGGTTTTAATTTAGAAGGCAAAACTAGAGTTAGCTATGCAAATATACACACAGTAAAAGGTTTAACATTTGACAATGTAATTGTAGATCTAACAAGAACAAGACCGGAAAATTATTTTGAACAACTAAGATTAAAGTATGTTGCATACAGTCGAGGCAGATATGATTGTTGGACCATACCGTCACAAAGTACATATACGTTAGGAATAAAATAAAGGAGGAATATGACACACAAAGGAATGTTTAAAGATTCAGTATATAAATCTTTAGAGGAACAGGTTGGAGGGAAACATTATAAAAATATGAAAATTCAACCAGCAGAGTTTATTAATGAAAATAAACTTTTATTTGCAGAGGGGAATGCTATAAAATATATTTGCAGACACTCTGTAAAAGGAAAGGAACAAGATATAAGAAAAGCAATGCATTATTTAGAAATGATATTAGAGAGAGACTACGATGTGTAATACACCGGAAGATTTAAATCTTGATGGTATTGATACGGTTGCAATAGATATTGAAACATACGATCCAAATTTAAAAACAAAAGGATCTGGTGCGATACGTAAAGATGGTTTTATCTGTGGTATAGCTGTTGCAACAGAAAATGATCTTGCATACTTTCCACTACGACACTCTGATACTGACATAGCTTCTAATAGAATAGATAAAATATGGCAAGTGCTAAACGATAAAATATTTCAAAACGAAAATATTACAAAAGTATTTCACAATGCGATGTATGATGTCTGTTGGATTAGAGCAGTCACAGGTATGATGATTAAAGGTAGGATCGTTGATACTATGATAGCTGCATCTGTTATTGATGAAAACAGATTTAAATATTCACTCGATGCATTATCAAAAGATTATCTTAACGAAGAAAAATACAAATACGATTTACAACAAAAAACATTAGAATGGTCTGGTGGCACGGTGAAGGACCCTATGACCAACATGCATAAACTCCCTGCATCTATTGTAAAAGAATACGCAAAGCAGGATGTAAATTTAACTTATAAATTATGGAAATTATTTAATAAAAAAATTGACGAAGTATTATACACTAAAGAGGATGGAGAGCAAAAAACTTGTAGAAAAATATTTGAATTAGAAACAAAATTATTTTTATGTTTAGTTGACATGAAATTTAAAGGCGTTAAA